GAGACCTCTCCACACTGCATTAGCAGATGTGTTGAAGTTCATTTCTCAGGATGGTACGCATGATCAAGATCATGCTGTACGCTCTTTCTGTGAGGAGATGAACCTTGCAGGAGAGCGTTGGTTCTCATCGTTGGACATTAGTTCAGCGACTGATACCATACCTTATCAGATGTACGAGTGGATTCTTACCGCCTTTGGAGTTCCTCCTCGGGTTTCGGAGTCCATTCTAAGTCTTCTAAGGGACAGGACGTACCATACCGGTTCTCCCGGTGCTCTTGGTAACGGAATTAAGTTCACCATACCACCTCTGCTATCGCCTGTTAAGGCTTTAGCATACCTCCGAGACATGGGGGTTCCCATTGCCAAGGAGGGCCTTTTCTCCGACGCCCAGTTGGAGCTAGCCCGCTACACCAAAAAACAAGTAGCTAAGGCCAGACTCCAATGGTCTAAGATTCCTAAGGCGGTGATGTATGGGCGGGGTCAGCCAATGGGGGCATATTCATCTTTCCCCCTTCTTGGTTTGTGGCATCATTGTTTTATACAATTTGCTGCATTCCAAGTTGGCAAATTTCCATTCACGGAATACCGTGTTTTAGGAGATGACTCCGTGATAGCTGATTCTTCACCTGAAATGCCCGTGGCGAATGCCTACCTGGGACTTGCTTCCAAGGTCGGAATCCCTATCCACCCTCTGAAGTCGTTCAGATCGAAGTCTTTCTGGACCTTCGCTTCACGATCCTTCTTAGAAGGTAGTGAGGTTACGCCCCTGTCTGTAAAGGCAGAGATGTCGGTACTTTCAGTATCGGCACGGGTCGAATTTGCACTTAGTGCAATTTCGAAGGGTTGGGTTTCGGAAGGCCCCACTCATTCTAACCAGAAATGGTTGAGTGGCTTGGTGCGAGTCTTGTGCGACCCATTTGATTACTGGATTAACCTCCAGAACCTCAAAGAAGGTCGGACAAGTTACTTAGTTAGCAACCTCCTGGCTGCGGCGCTTGTTCCAATACAGCAGACTAGTCTGCTCTTGGCAACCAAGCGGCCTCCAGTTAGCGGTTGGATGGCCTCTATAAGAGGTTCATCCGGCTACCTAAGTGCACAGGCTGATATTCGATCCGGAAACTATGTTCCTGGATCAAGGTATAGCATCATGTTAATGGGTGTAGTTGGGATCCTTTGGACCCGACTAGCTACCCTTATATATGAGTCTAACCTTATCAATTGGGCTAATCAGGATTTCCTCATCGATTTAGAATTCGAGGAGGAAAACACTGCCGTTGATATTCTAAATGCAAGGGCAAAATTCCCTTCGGAATTCCCTACCTACGTGAACGTCGAGGAGCTTAATGCTCTATTCGACGGGCAGGACTATGAGTCCTTTATCACTAAGGATAACCGGGTGGCCCTGCATAAAGTCTACAACGGGGAGATTGCAATCACGAAGTCTCAGAAAGAATTGCTGGAAATGAACCAGCAAAAACTTGATTTGATTCGTGAAGAGGTTCGTAAGAAAGACTTCTTAGACCCTGGAGACCGGGTTCGAATAATCGAAGACGGTCTCTGCGTTCTCCTTCAGACTATCTGTGATTGGCCTTCGACCCAACGGTTGAAGGACATTCCTCTGGACCATGCAACTAGTCCCTTACAACGGGATATAGGAGCACGTTTTCCAGAGAATGCAGTGAAAACTGCAATCCAGAAGCTGAGCGGTGTGGTTCTCGGTATGATCTGTAAGATCGAGACTTCCACCTGGCCCGATGAGGACTTTGCGCCTTTGCCCCAAGGGGAAGACGTCCCTGGACACACGACGTAAAACTGTGTATCCAGATCCCGGCCAGTGCCTCTGTGTTGACCGTTGTGGTTAGCACACCTGGTTGCAATACCAGGC